TCTGCAACCTTTTTATAGTTTTCAAAATCACCACCATCATCTACTTTAATGAATATATCGCCTTCTGGATAAAATTCTTTAAATTTACGAAAAGCATGGTCAGCAGCTTCCCAATTTTTATATCCCCACAAATATGCGTTTAACCAATTAGCCATGTCTTGTTAATTTATAAAATGGATTTTCTAAACTAGAATAATATTCATCACAAACATATTTAACTTTATCTTCTCCAACTATTTTTTGTATAGGTCTCAACATATTATGCATTGCAATATTTACACCTTGATATGGGTTTGTTTCCATATCTATAATTGCTTGTATAAAATCATTTGTCATTGAATGTGGAAAAACATAAAATGTATCACATACTAATGGCAATGTTTTCATTATAGGTTCTCTAAATAGAAAATTGAATTTATCAATTTCAAAATTAAATTCTTTAAATGGATTTATATTAAATGAAATATCAAATCTAGTTGAAATAACTAAATCCAACTTTTCATCAACTAATTCATTTAATGCATTGATGTATGTTAAAGATATTATTTTCATTTGATTTTCAATAACATCGCCGCCACCCATTTTATTATAATTTGGGTCTAAAAATGTTGATTTAACTGGATTGTAAGTTTTTATAATATCTTCTCTTTTTGGAGAATCATATGTGTATAGATATGAAAATAGTTCATGTCCTTCTTCTATCAACGGATTTACAACATTGGTCATAAATCCTTCCAATGCATCTTCATAATTTCTATATCTACCAACCTTTCCATCGTTATACGAAACTCCAACTAAATTAATTCCTATTCTCATATAACTTCTATATTTGGAAATAAAACAATAAACTGACCTTTATACCCATCATTTCTTAAACTTTCGATAATAACATCTTTAAAGTTGTGTGCCAATATTAGAATAGCATCGACATGATTGTTTTTTAAATATTCTCTACTATGAATTTGAATACCTGTTCCAGGAACAAATTTACCTTGCTTTAAATCGGTATCATCTATTATTGCATCCAATATATTATGGTCTATCTTTGCACTATTTAAGAATATACATCCCTTTGCAGCTGCCCCAAATCCTACGATTTTTCCACCAATTGATTTTGTAATTCCTAAATATTCTCTACAAGTTTGAATATGCCATTCAATTTCTTTACCCCAATTTTTATAATATTCTTCCGTTATTTCTTGTTCTTCCGAAATGAACTTTTCTACATATGAACATGGTTGCCATGCTTCTCCCAATTTTCCAATATGAGATATTAATAATCTTAAACTACCACCATGTATGGATTGCGGAGTTACCTTTATAATTCTTAAACCAAATTTTGCAAATAGTTCTGCCAATGGTTCTAATAAATAAAAATAAACATGTTCGTGATATATTTGGTCATATTGTTTTGTTTCCATATTTGTTTTCCAATATGGGAATTCCAAACACCAAATACCATATGGTTCTAAACTCATTGATATAGCTTCTACAAAATCCACAATAGGTGGGGTATGTTGAAATACATTTGTAGAGGTAATCAATTTAAACTTTTTATTTAACTTTTTTGCCGTTTCAGTTCCCCAAAATGCATTATGAGTTGGAACACCCTTTTGTTCACTTAACTTTGTAAGATTTTCTGATGCATCCACATTTAATACATTTAAATATGGTTTTAGTTTTAGAAATGATTTTAACAAAGTTCCATCATTTCCACCAACATCCAATACATTATCATTTTCTGTTAAATTCAAATATGTATCAACAAATTTAAACATTTCTTCGCAATGGTCTGCATATACTTTTACTACACCCGATTTATATGAGTATTGTGAAAACATTAAGTTCGGGTCTACATTTTCAGTTAAACACGATAATTTACTCTTTTTAAAATATTGAACTGATAATGGATATTTTTTACAATTCAATGATTCTTCTTTTGTATCACATAAATTGTTTACCAAAGGCATATCGCCTAAATCTATATAAGTAAATCTTTCCGAATCATTTGTAATCGGACAATTTGTAATCTGTTTAACTTCTTTCATTTATTTGTATAATTCTTTATATTTTAAAATTTCATCCGTGCAAATTCCATAACAAATTGATAAATCACCATTATAACCCCATTCTGGCATACAATATATTGAATTTTTCAATGCTTGTTTTCCTGGATATACCCAAACCATCCCATTTGAAACTAAAGTATAATCATCATTTGCATGCCAAAAATATTTTACATTATTCCATTTATTTAATTTTTCTAACGCTGCGGCGTTTTTACAATGCATCCACAATTTTTGATTAAAAAGATATTCCGTTTTTATTTTATATTGTGGTTCATCGTGTCCTAAATACCAACCATCCGATGTAAACCAAACATCAATTTCAACTTCATATCCATCTTTTATTGCTTCTGCTATGTAATCAGGATGATTTTCTCTACTTGGAATTCTTCCGTCAATATTTCCTCTATGTGATATTAATACCATAATTTATTATCTCTTAATAAATGAAAATTAATATTTGGGTCTTTATATGATAAGTGATGTAATCCTTTTCTTTTTAAGAAATCTGTCCAATTATCTTCTGCACAACCTATTTGGCCTGTTACTTTATGATGTGCAACTATATTATCGAATATATTTGGAAATATTAAATCTGCAGTTTCTTTGTTTGTTACACATAAATTATCATCATTTTTATCCCAACCATTCCAATGATTTACAGCTACATTTATTTTTGTTAAATCCAATTTAGATAAATTTAATGGTAACCCACCCAAATCATATCTACTTCTAATTACACAATCATATTTTGTATCTGAATTTAAAATTTGCTGATATGTTGATTGCCAACCATAATACATAGGAAAACTTCTAAAATTACCTGCTACATCAAAATCTTCCAAAGGTCTGGAATTATCATTTCCAGGATTGTCAATTCCTTTTCTATATTCTGTAAATTTGAATGGTTTTTCTATAAAAAGATATTTGTGATTTGGATATACTTTAGAAACTATATCACTATCTTCGTGATTTGTTAGTTCATCTGGTTTACTATACCATGCATGCAAATAAAGGTCTACATCATTATTATTTAAAATATATTTCCAATAACTATCATAACCTTTTTCAACTTTTCTGGCCAAGCCAGTCAACATCAACGCTACTTTCATTATTTATGATTTTCTAAGTAATATGTTAAATCTTCAGGTGTTCCCAATCCCCACATCTTATCAATGTTAAATGTTTTGATTTTTTTATCATCACCAATTGCTTCATTGAAAACAGGACAAACATAAAACTCATTGTTTACTCTGATATTCTTTTCAATCATTTGTTCTGCATATTTTACATAATCAGAACCTTTAGCCCAATAATAAACACCAACAGTTGCTATATCTGAAATTGGATTCTTTTCAGCTACTTCCGTAACATACCCATACTCATCCACTTTAGCGAATGACCACTTTGGATGTGTTGCTGTAAATGTAACAATCCCACCATCAACTTTTTGTTCAATCATCTTATACATAAACTCATTGGAATCCCACTCTAAAAATTGGTCAGAGTTTGCCATAACTAATGGTGCATCGTTATCAATATATTCTTTTGCTAATAAAGTTGTGCATGCAGCACCTTCTGTAATTCCATCAACTTCTACAATCTTACAATTTGGAGTGATTAAGTTTAATAGAGTATCTAAATTATATTTTGCTCTATGTTCTTTCTGAACTACATAAATGAAAGTTGCATCAATGTTCAAATTATCAACAACAACTTGAATCATTGGTTTACCTTCAACATCAATTAGGGGTTTTGGAAATGTATATCCTGCTTGTTGAAATCTACTTCCTGCTCCTGCCATTGGGATAAGAACATTCATCTTACCACCTTGCCATTTTGGTATTTTCATATTTGTCCTTTGTTCTAATTTACTAATAATTTTCGATAATACCAAATCTTTTGGATTATCTACTCTTAATACATTTGCTCTACTTCTACTCGCAGCTAACAAACCATGTGGTGAATCTTCTACGATTAGAGTTTGTTCTGGCAAAACACCCATCATACTCATTGCCTTCCAATACATTTCAGGATGTGGTTTAGAGTTCTTTACATCCTCATTAGAGATGATTAAATCCATATACTCAATAATACCAATCTTCGCCAACATTACCAATACTGACCTTCTAATTGAGTTTGATGCAACTGCTAATTTATAACCTCTATTACGAAGCTCTTTAAACAATTCAATTTTATCTAAATCAGGTTGTAATTCCGATATTGCATCAATCGTAAGATGTTGCTTTCTATTCCAAACGGTTTCGTATGTATTTGGGTGTAATCCTTTATTTTGTGTAAGTAATTCTAATTTTTGATTCGTTTTTAATCCATCATATATTGAAAGGTGTTCTGCTTCTGAAATTACATACTTATCACTTTTACCAATTTCCCAAAGAGCTTGGTTTAGTGTTTTAAAGTGTATATCTTTGGCCTCAACCAATACACCATCTAAATCAAATATAATTAATTTTATCATTATCTTCCGTATTTTTGCCAATCGTTGTGCATAAATAAACCTTCATTGTGACCAACTTTATAATTCTGCTGTGCCCACCACTTACTTATATTTCCTTCTAATCCGATACCTTCTCCTGCAAATGGTCTAACCACATCTAAGTAAAATTGTTTTTTATAAAGACATGGATTGTTTGTCCAATTACCATATCGAGATGTGGTATGAAACATATCTTCACTCTTTTTAATGTGTTCCGGAAACTTTTCAGCCGGTTCACACCAATGAACTGAATCCAATAAATGCGGCGATGTGCATTCAATTTCTTTATCATAATATTCCAATTCTCTTCCTTGGTATTGAAAAGAAAAATGTGGGTGGCCTGGATTTTTCCTATGTCTTAATCTAACAACATCCAATCCCATTTCAATTGCTTGATAACTTCTCTTTAATGTGTTATATGTGGTTTCTCTATCCTCTATCAGATTCCAATCATGCTCCAATACTAAAACATAATCGGATTGTGCATTTTCAGTTAATCTAATGAATGCTTGTCCGATTCCAATGTTCTTTTGTAATCCTATAAAATCTAATCCAAAATGAGTTGCAATTTGAATATCTTGTGGTGTTACTTCCTGAAATAGAATAGTAACATCATTTACCATATCAAACAAACCATTTTCATAATATGTGGTTAATGTATCTACTAATACTTGTCCACTATGCCAGGATAATATTCCTATACTTATCGGTAACCTTTCCATTTTTCTATTAATTTATCTACTCTTTGTATTTGTGTATGATTTGCTATAACCTTTGCCATTCCATTATATGCAATTCTTTCTCTTTCTTCTTCGTTTTCATTGTAATAATTAATCTTTTCAATACAATCAAACATATCATTATATAATACGATATCTTGTCCATCAATGAATAATTCTTCTAACCCCCTACTCACATCCAATCTATCGGTTAATACCATTTTACCACAAGCCATTCCTTCAAATATTCTTCTTGTAATTTCACCCCATCTACTATTTTGAATAATCATTAAACCTTTATTCAAAAATTCAGTATGCTCCTTTGCTTCCATTCCGTTTTTATTTCCAATTACACCTTCTGCCCAATTGGTGAGATAATCTAAAAATTGAGAACCACCAGGTCCTCTGCTCGTTACCGCAACATATTCGGGTTCTAAATTCATTGGAAATTGAACTGCAGTATCTGCCCAATGTGGTATCCATTCTGCATCTATACCTCTTTCTCTGTATTCGGCTGCCGATACTCTATCCGGTGTAATTGTATAATGAAAACGACTTGCTTTTGGATAGTTTCTTTCAAAATTTTGTGGGTCATCACCACTTTCCTGTATCCAACATGCCGATGGTTTTAAACTTTTATCCAAATATGGTGAATCAATTCTACCCCAATCCATAAACAATACTATATCGGTTGGTGTATCTTGTTGAATCCACAATTGTAATACAGAATCATCATCTGCAGTAATTGGAACTATTTCAGTTTCCCAACCTCTTTCTTTAAATTCATTCAATAAAGATAGTGGAGTTGACCAGGTTTCGTTTGGTTTGTGATTATATATAAATGTTATTTTATTTTGCATACTCTTCTTTTTTAAATTCTATATCATAATGATTTTCACCTGTTCTATTGTATGGTGAGTATGGATTCCAATTTTCACCCATACTTACAAATTGAGTTTCTGCATAAAATCTATTATTTCTTTTTACAGAGTCCAATGAAATTGTTTTTGCATAACTACCTTTCATCCACCAAAAATTTCCTGAATATAATTTCCAATTTGCTAATTCACTATATAAAACACCATATGTGTTAAAATCACTTTTTTCAAATATTTTAATAACACTTTTTACCTTTTCTATATTAAAATAGTTCATCAACTCTCTCCAAGTTTTTATGTTTTTATAAACAGCTTCTTTTTGTTTAGATGCACCCTTTGTATGAATATACAAAATATAATCAGAATCTTTGAAAATATTTTTATCTTCTTCTATTAAATCTAATGTAACAAATTCATTACCTTTACATCTAATATCTCTTATTTTATAATTTGGTTTATTAAATTTATAAAATTTTTCAATAATTTCCTTTGATGATACATTTTCATTTGCAATTGATATTCCAACATTAAGTATAAATGGAAAATTAAAATGAGTTTGTATCAGTTTTAGTTGTTCATCTATTATAGATTCAACACCATCAATAGCATATATGTGATAATAAATGTATACCATTATAAAGTTTCGTAATAGTTGTTTTGTTTTTCTTGTCTTTCTATTGTCTTTGGATGTTTAATACAATACACTTCATCCGTTGGAAATGCAGTATATGATTCAAATCCTACAATTCTTTCGTGCACCTTTCCACTCCATCCAATCTTATCTGAATTTTTATAGATACGGGTTTGAACATCTGGAAAATTTACCCAACCTTTTTCATTTACATTCCAACCCCATTTTTGAATATGTGTTTCGGTTAATCCTTCAACAGTATTAATTCTAGGAACTAATATCAAATCTTTATCAGTATTAGTATCTAATATTTCTTCTAAATTTACAATAAGATTTGGGTCTAAGTATTCATCAGCATCTAACTGAAATATCCATTCACCTTTACATTGTGAATTTAAAAGATTTTTCCATTGTGCAAAATCATTATCAAATTCCGATTCAATTAGGTTAATGTGATTTGCTTCACCTTGTAATTCCAAATATTCTAATAATTCGGTAGGTGCTTTTGGTGTATCTAATAAAACTACAACTTCTGAATTTTCTCCTTTGTAGTTTAATAACTGTGTAACCAATCTAAGGGTTTCTTCGACTTCGTTACAAGCCGTTATTGCGTAACTTAATTTCATTTATGTAACTTTTTAATTTATCAGTAGGTTGCCATCCTAATCTTTCGATAGCATCATTATTAATTCTCAATGTTTCTCTATAATTTCCTTTTTGGTCAAAAATGTTTAATTTAGTGCAATTAAATTTTTTAACAAACATATCTGCAACTTCATTTATAGAATAGTTTTTACCCGTTCCTAATTCCCAAGCATCTTCGTGTTTTTCATCACTTTCTGCTATTCTAATTAAACCATCTACTATATCATCAATATGCGTAAAATCTCTTCGTTGTTCACCGTCACCAACTATTGATATTGGATAATTTTTTTCAATTTGACTTCTCCACTTTCCAATCACCGCTGCCATATGTGAATCCACTAACTCACCAGGTCCATACACATTATAAAATCTAACTATCTCCGCATTCAATCCATATACCCCCTTAAACATCTTTATCCATTCTTCTCCCATATGTTTACTCATAGCGTAAGGTGATAGTATTGGATTATGATGTCTAGAAGATGAACCAGCATAAATCAATTTAGATTTGTTATGATAAACGTATTCAATTACTTGCTTTGTTCCATCTACATTTATTGAAAATGTCAAATTTGGATTTTGAAATGATGGTTGTATTCTACTCAATGCTGCTAAATGAAATATATAAAGATATGGTTTATCATCTATGTTATCCATTGCTCTAATATCACCACCCAAGAAATTACATGCTTCGGGTATCTTTGCTTCTTTACCAATTGAAAGATTATCTATAACATCAACTTCATAACCTCTTTTAATTAATTCCAAAGTTAATGCGTATCCTATAAAACCACAACCACCTGTAACTAATACTTTTTTCATTCTAATCTTTTATATCGTTTCCACCATTTGTATAATGCCATGCAGAACCACTTGGGTATCCGTATGCGGTTGATGTTACTCCGAATCCAAATGGTGGATTATTTGTTGTAATCGAACCACTGCCCCACGATACTAAATTTGGATTTGCTATCGTAACAAATCCAGTACCAGGTGTTGTTGTAATTGTAGTTCCAGTTGGCGTTTCTTCTCCTTTACAAGTTACTTTGTATGGATTATATGGGTCTACATAATGTGGATATTGCCATTTTGGAAACGGGTCTATCACTGGGTTTATTGGAGTTGTGTCTAGCGGATATGGTGTAGTGTTTGGTGTTCCAAAAGGAAATGATGGAGCTGAAGTATCATCCTTTACGTTTTCCAATTCTTCTTTAATTATATCCCATTGTTTTGGTGTAGGAGAATACTCATTACATGCTGTAATAAATCCTTTTAACCAAATTGTAAACTCTTTTGATGTCATAAATTATGTATTTCTTTTTTGTGATTTTACATCTATTCCTATTACATTTTTATTTTTTGGAGTAATTTCATTTACATCCATATTTAATTCAATCACCTTTCTTAATCCACTTATTTTATAAGTTCTATATGAATCTTTTGTAATTGTTGGCATTTTAACTATTGTTTTTTCGTAAATTTGTTTTGCATTTCCTCTCATTTGCAATCTTTCAGTTTCTTCATTTACAAATTTACCAAAAAATCTTTTAATTAAATTTGGATTTACATTTGATACCTTTATACAATGGATTATATCTTTTGCTTTTGATACAAAAAGCGTAAATACAATTGGGGCGGTTGTTTCTGTAAATCTACCCTTATCACCGTCGACATATTCGTATTCTTTTATTAAATAGAATTTACCCCTAGTCATTTTATTAGGCGCAACATTATTTCTATCATCTACAAATTTACGATATATTGGATTGTAATTGCTCATTATTTATTTAACATTTTCAATTTAGGTAGTTGAAGTTGTTGAAACTTCGGTTGTATCTTAGTATAAATACCATACTGATTTAAAATACTATCGAACAATTTAGTCATTTTTTCTAAACCAAAGTTTTGTTTGTTTTGCTTGCCTAATTGAAAAGATGCTACTTTGTATTTATCATAGTTTTTATAAACATCTTTAATACTTTGTAATGCTTTTGAAATGTTTACATTAAACCATTGTGATTCTTTTAATAAGAATTGGTCTGCTGCCGATTCATGCACATTTTTTAATTCACCATCTAATAATACTGCTCCCTCTTTTAAGAAATCCAAATGGCCACTCCAATTAGAAACGATTACTGGTTTACCCGTTAAACTAAATTCTAACAAAGGTCTACCAAATCCTTCACCTTTTGTGAAGTTTAACATTGCTTTTACTTTTGGATGTTCATACAATCCATTCATTTCCGATACACTCATATCACCATGTATAAGATATACTGGAACTTTACCATAATCTTTTCCCAATGCAGCTCTAATTTTAGCAATAGTATTTTCTCTGTCTATTACACTAAATGTTGCTGATGATGTTTTTAATACTAATGCAGGCTTTACTTTTTCATCTTTGAATGCCATAGCAAATGTTTTAATCATCATACCAACATTCTTTCTATCTTCTCCTAAATCACCCTTCAACCAATGTCCTACAAATAGAAAAACAAAATCTTCTTTAATTTCATCTAATTCTTTAATATTTGTAACAACATTAGTTCCAAAGTCATTTTCATCAAAACCCTCAAATAAAACTTCAACTGGTTTCTCAATTTTGTGTTGACGAATTAATTGCCCCTGTTGGTTTGCTTCATTATAAACTGTTCCAACTAAACTAAGTTTTGCATGCTCAGATGGTGTAATAATTAAATCCATTCTATTACATCCCTGTATCCAATCTAATGCACATGCTGTTGTTTCTATACCTGCAGTGATTCCAATATTGTAATGCCCCAATTGTTGAAATTCATTTGGAACAGTTACTTGCATATAAATGTCAGGTTTTTCTGTTATTTTTGGAATGATATTATCCACAATCCATTTGTGAAATTCATTATTATAATTTAATGCATCCATTGGTGTTTGTCCCCAACGAGTGCTTATTACTTTGATATTAAATTTATCTAATTTATAAAGAGAGTGTAAAAGGTCTCTCGCGTGGTCACCATATCCACTTCTTGTTGCTATTGGTGCTTGAAATATTAATGTTGGTTTCATATTATAACTTAATTAGATTGTATTTTTTAATTGGTTTCCAATTTGCGAATGCACCTTCCATACCCTCAACCAATGCATTACACATTGCTTCTCTACTCAACTTACCTTCACTCATAAAATGTTTTCTACCTTTTAATCCCATTTTCTTTCTTTCTTCTCTACCCATATCATACCATCCTCTAATTAATGGTGCTACATCCTGAAAATCAACTCTATCATCAAAGATATATGGAGTAGGAACTGAACCTGTTGTTGAACGAACTGGCCACGTTGGTGTTACCCAATCACCCCAAACGTGTGTATTCTTTTTATACTTATCATGTAGAGAACCAATTTCAACATAATCATCTGCGGTTAATAACTTACCACTTCCTTTCTCTCTAAATCCACATTGGTCTTGCAAACCACCCGTTACCGTTACAATAATTGGTGTTCCAGCCATTACCGATTCTGCAGTTGCTAATCCAAACCCTTCGTTTGATGCTAAGTTAATCGTAACATCTGCTAAATTATAAAGATAGTTTAATTCCGTTTCTGTGTATCTATTTGGTGCAAAAATGATATTTGCATCAGGCATTAAATGTTCTGCGACTTTAGGTAAATCAGTTCCATTTTCATCAACAGGAGTAGTATGCATTAACATACAAACTTTATCTTGTTGTTCTGGTCTTAATGTTTGTCTAAACTCCTCAAATGCCAGCATTGCATCAATTGGTTGTTTTCTTCTGATATTACGATTTGACCAATACAATACAAAATCGTAATCTTTATCTCCAAAAATACTTTTCTTAAAATCTTCAGGAACTTCTACAGGTTTATAATCTTCCGAATTTATACCGTGTGGAACATAACTTACTTGCCAATCTTGTAATTTATTCCAATATGGTTCTTTATCCCACGTACCGACTCTCTTTACGATGCCATATGTTTGTTTGGAAATACACCCCAACCAATCACAACTTTCATAATAATCTCTATTGTATTTTGGGTCTGGTAAATCATCCCAAATGTGATAAAAGAATAGTGGTGTAGTTTGTCTAATCTCATGTGCCATTTCATATAACCAAATCCAATATCTCGGGTCTGTAAAGTGTAAGATAGCATCCGGTTTTTCAACCATCAATAACTGTCTGATTGCATCTGGATTACCATACCCGTCTGATGGATATATTTTCACATTTGCATCTTCTACGCCTGTTCTTTTTCTAACATCTTCATTTAAGTCTAAAACCTTTCCAGCTTCTGGATGTTTGATTGCAGCTCCTAGTTGAACCCAATCATACTTATCAACCGTTCCTAATACCAATTGTTTGGATACATTGGCAATACCACTTGCCATTCTTAAATCATCCGAAAGTAACAGAATTTTCTTTTTTGCCATAACTAATTTTAAATATATATTGCTTTTAATTTAAATTTTTTAATCCTCTATCACATATTCCTCTTTCAAAGAATTCGCACCATTCGCAAAGTTTGGTTGCTTTTTTGGGATATTCTATGTTTAGATTATAATTACCATCTTTATCAAAAATAGTATCCACAAACTCTTTAAATCCTTTCCACGCTTTATTTACCGATACTTTACCATTTGCAGGAACATGCTTGCTCATTCTATGTGTTGGGATATCCTCTCTTACTTCTACCTTTCTTTTTAATATGATAAATTCAACATCAATTACATCTTCGGAAATGTTTAGTAATTCTGCATAGAATTTTTTGTATAGTAATATTTGTGCATTTTTAACTGGGTCTGATTTTTGATATTTACTCCAACCTCTTGTGGAAGTTTTAAAGTCAATGATTCTATATCTACCATTAAATGTATCTCTGATAATCAAATCTATAAAACCCATAAAGTTTACATTCTCTGAAATCTTTGTGTTTATGGGTTGTTCAATTGCTACCAACTCATCGTGTTTTAACGAAAAGAATTTGTTAAAGTTTTTGGGTTTTTGAAACCAATCTAATAATACTTGTCCATCGTATAAAAATTCTATCATTTCTTCCTTAGTGCAAATATTAGAACCGATTTCACCACCAGTTTCTTTTAAGTAAGTCTCTCTCATTCTTTCTTTTAAGAACTCACCCAAATCAATCATCTTATCCGCTTGTGATTTTGAAATCCTTAAACACTTTTCTAAATAGTGTTGTAAAGTTTCGTGCATTGCTGTTCCAAATATTGAATGTATATTTGAAGATGATTCTGATAAACCATCTATGTATGCTAACTTATATTGTTGTGGACACGAACTCCACATGCTGTATTGTGAAAATGATACTCTTGCCATAATACTTTTAAGATACTAAAATTATTCGTAAACACCAAATAATTTTTCAATATTATGTTGAATGTATTCTACCCATTCTTTACACCCATCTGAATTTGGATGTCCTTGATTTCCTTCAAAGAAAAAATTAGGATTTTTATATTTTTCTTGTCCTAAATTTTCTAAATAAATTTTAAGAGTTTTATCTTTTGAAATATAATTCGGAATTGAATTTATATAATCTATAATAGATTTATGTATAACAGGTTTTGCTTCTTTTTTATAAAAAATCCAATCAGGAGATTGTTCCTCTATAACATCAACATCCCAACAGTCGTTATTTTGATTTGGATTTATTAATTGCCACTTATCATTTACTTTTTCAGGTATAACTTTTGTAATTCCATCAAATATAAAAAATGGATAATTATTTTTATTAAAAAAATCCACCAAAGATATAATTGCATTTATTGATATTAAAACCGAATTGGTTACATTCATATAAAATGGTGCCAATGCAAATTTGTTATCATAAATAAATTTAGTATGAAATGATGATAAATCCCACCCATTAAATCCATTTTCTCTTATAAATTGTGCGGGCGTTATATGCCAATATTTTGGAAAACCATTTACATCTGGAAAATCCAAACAAACCAAAGTTCTTAAACACTCACTTAATTGAATTCCAAAAATAGCATTTTCTGCTATATCTCTATTCACAGTTGCGTATTGTATTAAATTTGAACTTAAAAATTGATTTCCTGCACCACCGACTCCCAAATTAATACATTCTAAATTATTTCTTTTTGAAAAATAAGTAGCCCAAGAACCCTCCTCTTGTAATAAATGCCCATCTGTAAATGAACAACCTGTAGCTACCAAATATTTTTTATTAAGCATTATATTTTCAACTTCAGTTTTGTAATTTGTTTTTTATCAGTTCCGTATTTTTCGCAAATATATTTTATATTTTCTCTACCTTCTCTTGTTGAGTATAGAACTTCGATATATTCCAATGCTTCTTTTTCTGAACATTGAAAATCTTTTTTGATTAAATCAATTAAAAATTCTTCGTATTTATCTTCGGATTTTCCTTTTGTATATTTAAGATATTGTTTACCTTTTGGTATAACGCTGATATATAACTTATACATTTCCTTTGGTTGTAATGTTTGTGTCAAAGGAAGTAAAGTTGCAATCAATTCTACCCATTCTGGTTTCATTGAAAGAAATCTATTAATCATAAAGTTACTCCACGATTTTAAATCTTCTTCCGAAAGTTTATCAAAATACTTAGGGTCTTGCTCCGCAGTTATTGCATTTAAATGGTCAAATAACTTTTTTGCAGCCATTATTCTATGATTTTAGATTCTTGTAATTCTTGTGGTAACAATTCTTGTAGTGGTTTTCCACAAGCTGCACACACATACAATTCAATAGGCATAACCGAATCTTTTGGTGCACCTGTTAATAATCTACTAATCTTTTTGAATCTATAACCTGGTAGGAAAATTTTTCCACCACATTCACAATCCATATCTCTCGCATCATTTAAATTAAAATTCGGCGGTAATTGGTTCATTCCTTGTTCCATTATTTTATAATATTTAAAATTTGAATAATTGTGCTCATAAACACTATTTCTTTATCTACTACTAATGCATCTTTTGATAATCCATCTGCAATAGTTAAGATTACATTTGCGGTATTTCCTGCCGCATATTCATCTACTTTATCATATAACATTGAATACATTTCTGAATAATCGTTTAGATGATTATCCGCAACTGCCTGTCTAATTGATAAAAATAAATTTCTTTTATCATTTGATGATTTTAATAAATCAATCAATTTAGTTTGAAAGTTTGATTCAACCATTACTTTATGGTCTACTTTCAATTCACCTTTAGCTGATTGTAGTTGACAGGTGTTTAAGATTCTACGAATGTCCGGATAGTATGAATTAATAATATCTGCCACATTCTTAATATCGTATTTAATCTTTTCAGTATCTAATATTTTTGATACTTGCACTGCCACATCTTTTTTAGTTGGTGGAGTGATTGCAAACGATTGACATCTACTTTGAATAGGGTCAATAATTTTCTCAATGTAATTACAAGTCAAAATGAATCTACAATGTTTAGAAAATGTTTCCATTAAGTTTCTTAGGATTGCCTGTGCGTTTGGAGTCATATAATCAAACTCATCCAATATAATTACCTTAAATCCTGCGAAACCTACCGAAGATGCAAAGTTCTTTACCTTTGTTCTCACAGTATCAACATTGTTTTCATCCGATGCGTTGATAATCATATGGTCACACTTAATCGTATTTACAATAAGTTTTGCAAGTGTAGTTTTACCCGTACCCGCTTTACCATAAAATAATAAATGTGGAATATCATTAGTATCCAAATATTGTTGGATTGTTTCTTTTACTTGCTCATTTCCTACATAATCTGCAAGAGTTTGTGGGCGGTATTTCTCCACCCATAAACTATGTTCTCTTTTGCTTATATCGTTTGCGAAAAAACTCATATTACTTTCCTGTTGAACCGAATCCGCCTTCGCCTCTTTCGGTGTTAGATAATTCTTCTACTTCTTCAAATTCAATATCGGGATAAGGTAAAATTATAATTTGTGCACCTCTATCTCCTACTTCATATTTGTGTAGACCTGTTTTTTTAAATGTCGCCTGTAATTCACCTCTATATCCACTATCAATTACACCCACTGCGTTTGACAAAATTAAATCATATTTTCTAATAGATGAACGAGGGAATACCAATCCTAAAAATCCTTCAGGTATTTCCATAGATATTCCAAATCCATAAGATATATCTTCTTTATTTTCACCAATAATTGATGTAATAACTAAATCCATACCGGCATCACCGGCTTTTGCATAATTAGGAATTACTGCTTTCGGATGTAACTTCTTGATTTTTACTTTCATTTTCTTGTTCTTTTCTTAGTTTTTTAGTTTCTTCACTAATTGCTCTTGGGAAAATTTTAAATTCCATACCATTTTGTTTAAATGTTAAAACATCATTTTGGTTTGGTTGAATTTGTAATATCAATGGAGATGGTTCCGCACCTTCTGTACTCCAACCAAAAACAATTGGTTCATTATTGAAGAATTGAAAACACCACTCTGCATCCTTAATTGGTTGTGGTTCTGGCATTATAACACTACCTTGTGGTTGTAATACTTCTTGTGCCATTTTATCTATTTCTGGACCTAATGTTGATTCTAACATTTCTTTTGTTTGTTCGTCTGTCATTTTATTAATTTGAAATTTCTACTAAATAGTATTTACATACAAAATCATCAATTTGAAATTCAACATTTGATAAACCATCTGTTGAAACTTTTAATTTTGCATTTGTTGCTTCTTTGTTTGCTGTCAAAATTTCTTTCAAATATTTTGATGAGAAAGAAATTGGTTTTACATCACCATCGAATCCCTTAATTGCAGTAAATGTAACTCTGTTTGTAGAGATTGAAGAATAACCAATTGCCATCTTCAAATCACCACCTTCGGTAAATACTGTGAAAGTGTCTACATCACTCAATGCACCCTTTGCTTTAATGAAACGGTCTACCATCTGAGATGTCATATCAATTGTAATTCCGAAATCAGGCAATGCTTTCAAATCTGGAACCGGAGGAATAACACCCAAGTCGGCCAATTGATAAGATGTTTCAGTATCATCCGAACTCAACTTAAGAGTAACTGCTTTATCACCTGCTTTATCAACTTTTAATGCGATATCATTATCCAATACACCAATCATATTTTTCAATAATGATGTTGTATAGATACCTACATTAAAACCAGTTGATGTAAATGCGTTAAATTCTACTTCACCTAAAAGAGTTTTATCATCTGATATAAATCTAACTGATAATTTCGTTCCTTCTGCATTCCATGCTACTGATTCAATCAATCCACCTAATGAATACTTTTGAATAAATTTTAATAAATTTGCTTTGTTCATAATTTTGTTTTTTTAAGTTTTATGTTTTTTAAATATACGAAAAATATTTCTAAAATTCAAATTTTTCTTTTATATGTTTAAATAATTTTGCAACATAGATTTCATTTTCACCGCCTGTTGCATGTAAATTTTCATCTGGAAAATTAGGATAATCACCATCAAATCTATTTTCATCGGTGTAATCAGTTCCTACAAAAGTTCCATTCCAAATAAAAGGAATATCTTTTGATTTTAAATAATATGTTATTAATTGGTGGTTTTTATACCAATTTATAAAATCTTCTTCTTCATTTTGTAATTCTATCATCTTTGCCCAATCACGTCTACCAAATGTATCTTCATCAAAATATCCCCAAGGAGTTGGATGATATGGTTCAATACTACCATCTGATTTGTAAAACTCTCTTCTATATGGGTATGTATACATAACCAAAACTAAAGATGGTTTTAAAGTATCCGACCATGTCAATATTGTTCTTGCTATATAATCATTACTTCTACCACTTATTCCTAAATTTAAATCCACACCATTTGGAATTTTTTTTGATATAAGATGTGGCCAAGTTTGATGATTGTGCACATTTATACCTTCGGTATGTGAACATCCAACGGACATTATTCGTATACCTTTCTTTTTTGGAGAATCTCCTCTAAATCCTAATTCGTTAAATGTATAATAACAATTTCCTTCATCAGAACCGTTTCCCAATATTTCTTTGTCTACTCTTTCTTTTATTGACCATTTGTAGGATGCAATATCAAATTCTTCTGGAT